TCTCAGCTATCTCTCGTGCATTGTCACGTCCTAATTTGTCAACGTGGCCCGACTTTGGATAAATGCTGAATTGAATTATTCTTTCTTCGGGGGGTTTAGCTTGCCCCCCTCTTTTGCGTATTGTCATGTTTAATTAATTTGTTCTCTTAATTTATTATACATTTTAGTTTTATGAAATTTATTAGGTATTAAATTAAACAAGTCTTTTCTTGTTTTTACCATGTCATTTCCGTAAGTTTCAATAAGAGAATTAGTCCATTCTTGCTGTGACTCAATATTTCTATTAAACTTTCTGTTATTTTTACCAAATATTTCGCAATATTGATAAAAAACATCATTTAATATTACACCACTTACTTCTACCATATTAGTAGATTGTTTAATCTTTTCTTCGTTTGTCATTGTTTCGTTGTTTGGTCTTTCAAAAGTAATAAAAGTTTTGATTTATTTCGTTTATTTTATTCGAATATTTGCAACGTGCAATAAATCAGGCTTTTAAAATTCATTCAACTCTTTTAATCTTTTATTTTCTGCTGCTAATTCGATAAGTAAGTTCTCGACTTCATCAAGTCTGACTTGCAGCCTTAGATTCTTTTGCTCATAAATTACCTGAATACCCATTGATTGAGTTGCTAAGTTGTAGCATTCGTATAATTTAGCCAATTTTGCCCGCTTTTCTTGCCTTAGTGAGTCTTTTGCTATCAAATCAATACTTTGTTCAGCTTCAAGAATAAAAGTGCTTAAAATGGCGTTTAATTGAAATATAGGTGAATCTTGCTTTTTATTCAAGTAAGGACGCAAAGTTGAGATGAACTCGAACCACTTTTGATTTGCTTGGATTTCTTCTAATTCTTTCATGTTAAAATGGTGCTTGTTCTATTGGTTGTATATCGTTGTTTGATTGCTCTTTTATTTCGGTTATTCCATTAAATGGTGTTGGCAAGTAAAGCCTTTCGCCCCTGTTTTCGTAATAGGCACTTGCATAAGGGTCAAAAACTAACTTGCAAATACCTTTTTTCCCCTCCGCTCTTTTCTTCAATTTCTTGATGTGAATTTCTGCGGTACTTGATTGCCTCCAACCTTCACCATGTTGCTCATAATCTCTATGCACCAAAATCATATTCATAGCTTTTGCATACCACGCATAACCCCCGTCTATTTCATCAGTTCTTGCTGGCTTTGGGAATTCGTCACCTTTTAAAATTTGAGCGTTTCGAGCGTGTGCAATTACAAACCCATGATAATTGAATTTCTTTGCGTGTCGATTCCATTTCACTAAGTTTCTTTTCAAATACTCGCTTATCATTGCTTCGCTTTGGTGGTCTAAATCGTTCCAATTGTCGGCTGCGCTTGAAAATATATCGTAATCCTTAACCGCTTGTTCAGTTAAATCTAACCACGAATCTAAATTAAATTCAGTTTCATCTAATTCAATTACTTTAAAGTAGTCTTTAACAAATGGTATCACGTTGTAAAGTTCCTTTTCGCTGATCTTGTAATTATTGTAATTTAGAAAAGATTTGTTTGTCAAACAACTTATTATTTCTGCGTAAATTTCGTGAGTGTCGCCCGTTTCAGGTGAATAAATTAAACACTTTTTACCATGATTGCAAGCCAATGAACATAAGATTTGAATAAGAAACTGACTTTTGCCATCAGTAGGCCGCCCGTAAATTATTGTAGTTCTCTTTTCTTTGATGCTGTAAAGTTCATCTAATGAAGGAAAACCAATTTTAAGTCCTGAAGGTTGGCCAAACTTTTGAAGATGGTGAACTCGTTCCTGAATTTTACCATCCAATTCTACAATTTTAGCCATTACCAGATAATTATTTTTTGTTTAGGTTTCTCAATTGTTTCAGGTTTATCCGCTCTACTAATCCAACCTCCAATAGCATGAGTTAAACTTTTCATAGTGTTTTTACCAATTTTCCAACCATTAGAGCAATAGAAGTTATAAAACTTTTCAGCTTCTTTTCTTGCAAATGAATCTGTCCAATTAAATGCGGTCTTATCTAAAAACAATTTTTCACAATCTTCTAAAGTAGTTTTAGATATATCCTTTATTACATTATCATTTACATTAACACTTACATTAACAGCTTCGTTTGCTTCGTTTTGCTTCGAGTTTGAAGCATTTGCTTCGTTTTGCTTCGTTTTGCTTCGTCTTGCTTCACCTGATTTAATACCTCCTAAACGTCCTGATTCTGTGCGCTTTGGTTTAATTTCAGTTTCCCATTTTTCTAAATCCCTTTTAAGTTGTTGCTTGATTGGTTCAAATGTTAACTCAATTATTAAATCATTTGTTGTAGGGTTTAAGTCATTTACATAAGCTAAGATGTGCTTAAAAAGTTCACCCGCTTTATCGTTTGGCATTTTCTCAATTGTGTGTATTAAATCACAATACAACACAAAACTTTTCTTTCCTGATGCCATGACTAATCCTCCAAAAATGAAATTTGTTTTCTTAATTCCTTTGCAAGTTTTGCGGCTGTGTATTTATCTAAAAAAATAGATTCGCTGTTTTTGTGTGGTGAACTATTATTTTTAATTACGATAAAAATAGAATTAGCAACATTTTTAATTGTTAATTCTGCATCTGTTTCTTCGTTTCTAACAGATGATAAAAATTTAATTTCTACTGCCATAATTTGTAATCAATTCCGCATTGATTAAGCGTTGTAAAAGCAAAAACCCCCAAAAACTTCGCGGATTTAAGGGGGTTCTGCAAAATTTATATATGAAAAATAAATCTGCTAACTTTTTGAATTACCGCGAATAATTCAATACAATATTACTAATTATCTACCTTAGTTTTTTCAGAACTTTTTAACATTGACTCAGGTTGATAAATTCCTAATTCTTTATTGTATTTTTCTCTTAAATAAATCCTCCCCTCTATTTGTCTTGGTACTTTGCTATCAAATGTTTTATTTAATTTTTCAAGTTCTTTTATCATGACTTTTGTTAAATCTATTTTCTCTATTAATTCATCTTTAGTCAACTTTATAAACTTATACTTTTTAGGTATTTCATGCACTAATTTATAAATTTTGTTTTCTTTTAGGAATTTATCGTACCCATCAGGATTTCCAGAGTTATAAAAGTTGTCGTGAAACGATTGAATCCAAATATTAAACAGATTGAACCTAATACTATTATTTGAACCAACTGAAAATCTATGACCTGCTGACATTTTACCAAATAAACCACTTGAAACACATGGGCAATTAATATCTATTAGCCTCACCATGTAGTTAATTTTCGTTTGTAGTGCCTTTTCGTAATCTCCTTTAGTCATTAATCCGCTTTTCAACTTTTCACGCTCTAATCGCTTATTTTGGTTTCGTTCCTTAGTGACAATTATTTTACTTAATTCAATCGCACACTTATAGCTGCAACAAACCTCAGTAGTTGAAACTTTTGGAGTGAATGGAGTTTTGCAGAATTTACACTTTTTTGGTTTCATTTATTTCTAATTCTTCGTTAGTAAGTAAAAAATAAAAGTTTTGTAATTGATTCAAGTGTTTAATGTGATTAAAATATTCAGGCTGCGAGTCTGTTTCTAAAAAACAAGTATTATCTTTTATATCAAAACTAATACCATGTTTATAGTACTCGCTTTTAATTTTTGGTACTTGTTTAAACCCTAACTTTATTAACCAATCTTCAGTTAATATTATTGGTTCAATGCAATCAATTTCAATCCATTTGCTAAAAGATTCTAATCTTACACAATCTTTATCAGTAGTATTGTCAAATATCTTTATAGCTTCTATTCTCAATACTTCGCTTTCTTCCGAAATAGTTCTTACTAAATTACCTATTCTTAATTCTTGTGCTTTCATTTTTCACCTCCCTAATTATCTTGTATTGCTTTACTACAACCTTTGCACCGTATCGAGTAGTCACCTTTTTGTCACGCTTGGCAATCTCGTACTTGCCAGACTGAATCAACTCACTTACTCTTGTGCCTAACTTGGTGCATCCTAATAAATCGAACGCATCCCAAGTGCTTACATACCTGTTCTTTAGTAGCTTAATAATAGCTTGTTTTTGTGTGTTTCTCATGTGTTAATCCTCAATAGTTAAGGTGTCATCTTCAATAATCATATCAGCCTCCCAAGCTTCTGAAAACTCTTTATCTGCAAACATTTCAGATAGCCCTGATATTTGCGAAAGTCTTAAAACTTCATCAGCATCCATTCCTAACTCTCTCGCTATTTTATCATCAGACCAATTTCTTTTTTTCAAGTCCACTACAATTTCACTCATAGCGTCAACTTTATGTTTGCCTCTTGCTCTATTGTGTCTAATTGTTGCAGCTATTCTATCTGATTTGTCGTGTCTATCTTCGTTTATAGTTACAACGGGTAAATAACCATGTATTCTGTTTTGAATTATTTGATTTTCTTTACCTACTCTATGCCTATGGAATCCATCAATTACTTCCCTGCCTCCATTTTCTTCTAACATAGTTACAATTGGCTGAGTGTACCCATCTTCCTGAATTGATAATTGAAGCAATTTCATCTCAGGCGGTGCAACTGAATTAGGGTTATAATCGTTTGCATGAACTTGATTATTTTCAACCCAAATAATACAATCAACGGGTTCACTTTTAAAAGGTGAAATATTGTGTAATTCGATTTTTACTTTATTTATTGCATCAATTTTTTTTGATGTTTCTAATTCGCTAATTATAGCTACTAATTCTTTTATTAAATTTTCCATTTAGTTAAATATTTCTAATTGCCAATTTGATTTTCTTTTTTCCATTAATTTAAGATACTTTACATAAGCGTCAGACCTATGCTGTGTAAAACTTAATCCTTTACACCAATAGTCATTTCTAAGTAATGATTTACAAACTCTACGCCATGAAGGTACTTTTTTTTCTGCTTCCAATTTGTAATCTGCTTCATCAGGTATTCCATCAGGGTAACCTCTTTCAACCCACCATTTAACAAATACAGATATTTTATTTTGATAATGAAGTTTTGTTTTTGGTGGCATTGAATTAATAAGTAAGTTAGCGAATGACTGCCATGTGTGGCCGTTTGGTCTTGATATTTTTCTGTATCCAGTTATATTGCCTCCCTCATTAACATACAACGCTCCACTATTTGCCCCGTTAACCCTTGCTACAACTTTCGCCCATGTTTCAGGCTCAATCAAATGAAATAACCACAATCCACGTCTTTGGTCATCGCCATAAGGCTGACAAATTCTCATTTGATTAATAGTTAATCCTGCTTTGTGCATTAAATCATAAAGCCTATTATGTCTTTTATTTGGGTTTCGATTGTGCCAAATCCATAAATCAGCAGTTTTCCAATCGTAAATAGGGTAAACATTATAAACATCATTAATTACCTTAGTTGTAAATTGTTTATTATCTTTTCTTACTTTCTTAGCTGAAGCAATTGTTCTAAATCTATTTAAAGATTCGTCAGCCCTAATACCTACAAAACAAGCACATGACTTACCTTGTGAATACCAATCACCAAATAATGGTACAAACTCTTCAAACTCCATTCCATCGTGAAAAAATGGGAAATAACTTGAATCACTAATACAATTTTTTGGTAATTCTCTTATCCAACTTTCTTTTGCTTGCTTATCCCAACAAATCCAATGAGTTTCAAAAACAGAAACCGCATTTCTTAAATGAATAGGCAAACAAACCCAATAAGGTTCTATAAACTCTGAATATTCTTCAAAACATTTTAAAGCGTGGTCAATAGTTAGTTTGTACTGACCTTCTAAATCAATTAGCAATAAGCCTATTTTCTTTTTTCGTTTAATAGCTTCATCCATTACTAAATGAAGCATAACGGTTGAATCTTTACCAGCACTAAAACTTAGATAAATCATTTCGAAATTATCAAAAGTCCATTCAATACGTTTTTGAGCAGCCTCTAAAACATTAAAACCCAATTTCAATTTGCCCATTGTGTATTTTTTTAGTGTGTTTAATTTCCCAATATTTTATAGCCTTATCAGCTTCTTTATTTGCTAAATACCTTTGTTCGTCTGTTAGGTAATGCCAAGCCATTCGAGTAATGCTCTCAGGTATATTCAATTCAATACTTACGGCACAATGTCCAATGTAAGCCTTTTTATTTATTGAATTATCAGTTAAATGATGCTCTAAGCAGTAAACCCAATTATCAACCACTTTAATCATAGCCCTACCATATAGAAGATAGTTTGATGTAAAGTTGATAGCTTGTTGTAGTAAATTTTCTTGTTTGTCAGGCGGTACTTTTGCCCACATACCATTTTTGTAGCACTCCCACTTATTATAGTGGTGGTAAATTTGTTGTATCATATTTTAAATTGTTTGGTTTTCAATAATAAGTTTAAACTTTGTAATTTGCAATTATTTTTTGCAGTTGCTCTAAAACTTGAGTCGAAATTTCTTCGATATGGGTTAAACCTTCCGTATCATTTAGGTACTTTTCAGCATATTTATTGGTTCTGTAAATCTCATTTAAAGTTATGTTTACATGGTTCAAATTAGCTACGCCATTGTAAAGACTCTTTGTTGCATCTTCGCCTAAGACGTCACGAATAAATGGTTTTAAATCGTTTAAAAGTGGTTTATATTGAAGGATTGCAACACTTAGAATCTGAATATCACGAATTGCTGCTGATGCTATTAACATCTTTTTCTTTTTAGTTAATTTCATTTTAAAAGGTGTTTGACTTGGCTGTAACATTCAGTCATTTGCTTGTCTTTTGAGTCAAGTAAATCGTTCACTTTGTTTCGACTTGAGATTAAAGTTGAGTGATCCATGTGACCTATTTCAGTTGCTATAAACTTCAATGAGCCGTACTTATTCATGATGCAAATATATCTTGCAATGTGCTTCCAAATGGTGTATTCTGCTTTCCTGTCTTTGCCTAATAGATTGCCTACTGATATACCTGAGATTGAACTTACTGCCATGAATACAAATTGAATCTTCTCTTTGTTCGTTTCAGGATTTTTGTCAACTACAAATTCGCTCATTTCTTTTGGCAGGTCAATATTGTGCTTGACTGCTAAGTGCGTCAAAAATGTGTTTAAATTTTGGTTAGATAGTACCATGTTATTGTTTGGTTAATTTTGTTTTGTTGGATATGTGCCATAAAATGGCTGTAATAAGTAAGTTATAAGCCATATTAAAAGACGAACCATCCAAAGAACTTTTCTAAATATGGAAGTATTCCTAACCACATTATTAACTTAAACAAGCCTATACCTATCCATTTACCAACATTAGCTGATACTAC